GGAGCTTCGTCCCAACACTTTCTTGACCTATTGTTACATGAACGCTCGACAGTTGGTCGAACGGTTTGGCCGTGACAACGTATCGGAACAGGTAATCAACGCTTACGAAAACGGGCAAAGCGAGACGCTGTTTAAAATCGCATGGCTGGTTGAACCGAACGATGACCGCGTTAAGGCAAAGGATTTTCTAGGTCGTCCGTTCCGAAGCGTGTATTTCGAGTGCTCAAGCCGCGAAGACAAGGTGCTGGACATTTCCGGATTCAAATCCTTTCCGGTTGTGGCCCCGCGCTGGGATGTAATCAGCAACAAAGCATACGGCGTCGGCCCCGGTCATGTGACTCTTGGCAATGTCAAGATGTTGCAAAAGATGCAGGAAAAAGGATTGATCGCCCTGGATAAGTCGGTGGACCCGCCGCTTGTCGGGCCGTCAGACCTCAAACAGACCATTATCAACACCATGCCCGGAGGCGTGACGGCCATTGACGAGATGACCGGAACGCAGGGACTTCGGCCACTGTACGAAATGCGCCCCGACTTCCAGGCGCTTGAATTTAAGATCGACGCGACAAGGCTGCAAATCCGGACGGGTTTTTACAACGACCTGTTTCTTATGCTGGCGAACCAGCCGCTACGCTCCGGTATTACGGCCACCGAGATCGCAGAACGACACGAAGAGAAGTTGATTATGCTTGGGCCGGTGCTTGAGCGGCTTCACGCTGAACTACTTGACCCGCTGATTGACCGTGCATTTGAGCTGATGCTTGAAAACAACATGGTCCCGCCCGCTCCTGAGCAATTGCAGGGGACCGAAATCAAGGTGGAATACATCAGCATTCTGGCTCAGGCGCAGAAGATGGTGGCGACCACATCTGTAAATCAGTTCTTCGGGTTCGCCGGTCAGTTGGCGGCGGCAAACCCGGAAGTGCTTGATAAGATCGACTTCGATCAAGCGGTTGACGTTTATGCAGATTTGACCGGGGTTCCGCCTTCTCTTGTGGTACCTGACGATCAAGTCGCCGCGAAACGTCAAGCCAGGGCGCAACAGCAAATGGCACAATCGGCAATGGCGATGATTCAGCCGGCGGCGCAATCGGTAAAGGCCATGGCCGACGCACCGATGGACAGTAACAGCGCACTTGACGCACTACTTGGGAGGCCAACGCGATGACAATAACACTGGACCAATACATTGAACTTCTCACTAAAAAGCGGGAAGAAGTCGGGGGAGACCGTGTTGTGTGTTTCACCCATCGGCAAAAGCTAGAAACAATCGACGGATATATGTACGTGTGCAATTACCCTGACTTCGAGGATGTTGAGATCCGCGATGTTCTCGTGGTAGCAGGGAATTAACATGACAGACCGCGAAAAGGTTCAGGCCATTGAGCGCCAAATTGAGCTTGACGATATTCGCGCCGTCATGGCCACGGTGGAAGGTCGCCGATTCATGTGGCGATTTCTTGAGGCTGGAAACATTTCGAGCACGTTTTACAACGAGGGTAAGCGTGAATTAACCCTTGGGTTTTACGCAGATGTAATGGAAGCCTGCCCGGAATTGTTCTGGAAGGCGCAAAAAGAAAACTCTATCAAAGGACAAACGACATGACCGAAGACGCGACCAACGTGCAGAACTCCACCGAATCGGCGGGGACGGAAACGGTCGAAACAGTCCTGGCAACGGCAACCGACGAACAGCAGGGAACCACCCAGGGCGAAGCGACCACCGAAGGAACAACCGAACAGAAGGAAAACGAAGAGAAGACCGGCGCTCCGGAGACCTACGAAGCATTCACTATGCCGGAGGGAATCGAACAAGACGCCGCCGTGATCGAAGCGGCAACGCCGATCTTCAAAGAACTGAACCTTACGCAAGAACAGGCCCAAAAGCTGGTTGATGTTTACGCCAAGGTTCAGGCCGACCAACAAAAAGCCGTCCAAGAGTTCTGGACGAACATGAGGGCGGAAGCCGCCAAGATTCCACTGGCCGAAGTCGGCTTGGCCAAGGTCGCGCTCAAAAACCTCAGCGACGGCGGCAAAATGATTGCCGATGATCCGATGTTGGGCAATAACCCGGCAGTAATCAAAGCTCTGGCCGAACTGGGCAAGCGATTTTCTGAGGGACAGTTTCACGAGGGGACAACCGGGAACGTCCCCAGTGAACAGAAGATGCTAAATACGCTTTACGACAAGATGTAACAACGCACCAAGGACCGTCGTGAGACAGGCCCGTAACAATAAACTTCCCGCCGTGAGGCGGCACGTAAAAAGGAGAACACACCATGGGAGCTCTTGCAGTTACCAATCCGACCTTGCTTGATGTAAGCAAGCGACTCGACCCCAACGGCAAAATCGACATGATTGCCGAACTGTTGACCGAAACCAACGAAGTCCTTGAGGACATGACTTGGATTGAGGGTAACCTTGCCACCGGTCACCGCACTACCATCCGCTCCGGATTGCCCGAACCGACGTGGCGGAAACTCTATGGCGGCGTACAGCCGACCAAATCCCGCACTTTGCAAGTAACTGACAACTGTGGCATGTTGGAAGCATACGCCGAAGTTGACAAGGCCCTGGCCGATCTCAATGGGAACGCCGCCGCTTTCCGCCTGTCCGAAGACCGCGCTCACATTGAGGGGATGAACCAGGCCCTCGCCACTACTCTGTTTTACGGCGACGAAGCGACCTATCCCGAGCGATTCACCGGACTTGCCCCTCGCTTCAACCTCACCACCGCCGAGAACGGTTCGAACGTTATCAAGGGCAGCTCGAACGACACCGACAATACCAGCATTTGGCTGGTTTGTTGGGGCCCCAATACCGTCCACGGCATCTACCCGAAGGGTTCCAGGGCCGGTCTGCAAATGACCGACAAGGGCCAAGTTACCATCGAAGACGCCAACGGTTCGAACGGCGGGCGATATGAAGCCTACCGGACACATTACCGCTGGGATTGCGGCCTGACCGTCCGCGACTGGCGGTACATCGTCCGTATCCCGAACATTGAAGTTTCCGACCTGACCAAGAACGCGGCCAGCGGCGACGACCTCATCGACCTCATGGCCCAGGCTCTCGAACTTCTGCCGTCAATGAAAATGGGACGTCCCGTGTTCTACTGCAACCGGACGATCAAGTCGTTCCTTCGTCGGCAGATTGCCAACAAGGTGGCGTCCTCGACCCTTACCATGGATCAAGTCGCCGGGAAACACGTTCTGACCTTCGACGGCGTACCGGTCAAGCGCTGTGACGCCATCCTTAACACCGAAACCGCCATTTCCTAAGGAGATATGAGCCATGATTCTCGACGAACGACTTGAGTTTTGCGAAAGCTACGACCTCGACCAAGAGGCCGGGACTTACCTGGCTACCAACCAGATCGACCTTGGCAGCTCCCCGACGCTGCAAGACATTGGCAACGGGCAACCCGTGTATCTGTATGCCGTTGTCACTGAGGCTTTCACCGACGGCGGAGACTCGGCGACCTTGGATATCCGCCTTGTGTCCGACGACTCGGCCAGCATTCACGCCTCCACCTCGACGATTCATCTTTCGTCCGGGACGATTCTCAAGGCGGCTCTGGCACTCGGAACCAAATTCGTTTGGCAACTTCCGGTCAAAGCCAACTACGAACGGTATCTCGGGATCAACTTCGTGGTGGCGACCGCTGGTTTCGACACCGGCATGATTACCGCCGGTCTGACCCTTGATCCTCACGGATGGACCGCTCTTCCTGACGCGCTGTAACAACTGACAATGGGGGAGAGCTTCGGCTCTCCCCCTAACCACATGGGTGAGATATGAAAGTACGCGCCAAAGAGAAATGCTTTGTGGACGGTTCGCTACGTTATCCCGGCGACGTGTTCATTTACAACGGGCCGAGCGCCAGGTACCTAGAGATCCTCGAAGAGATCGAACAGGTCGAAATCATCGAAGAGCCGAAGCCGGAAGAGCTTTATCCCGGCAAAGACTCGGAATATCTGAGGGGAAAACTGGCGGAATACGGCGTTAAGTCGGCTCCGCGCACCGGACGGGACAAACTCGCCGCCATGCTGCAAGAAATCGAAGCGAAATAAGGGAGGCCGCCGTGGACCTGTATAACATGGACGAATCGCTTGAGCAAAAGCCGCGTCTTGAGCTTGACGCCAGGGCGTCGAAACTGCAAAAACTCGAACGGGCACAGCCTGGCGCGGCGTTCCGGTTAACGGCCACGGCAAAAGTTGTCGAAATCGAAAGCAAAACCGGTGAAGATGGGATGCCGAAAACCGTGACCGTTCTGGAACTCGAACAACTCACAATTGACGACCCGGACATTAACATGTCGAGCGTCTATCCAACCATGATGCAGGGGGCATAAATGGCCGCTACCGTTGCAACACACGTCCACCAGACACAAGACCCGAAAAAATACTACGCGGCCACGTTCCTGAATATCTATGTGGATACAGCCGAAACTAACGTTGTCAAGGTCGACAAATCAACGTTGACCGGGCCGGACGGGACCGAGCCGTCCATGTTGGCCATTGAGAAGGTTCAGTGGTGCATCGGCGGTTACACGTCCGTCAAGATCAGTTTTGACCATACCACAGACGTCAATGCGCTTGTTCTGGCCCCAGGTTGCGGGTCTTTCGACTTTTCCGCTTTTGGTGGGATGCAGATTACCGCCGCCGGAGACACCGGGGATATCATGTTCACGACCGCCGGGACGACCGCGACTAACAACTACTGCATTACGCTCACTCTCCGGAAGATCGACTAATGAGTTACGCGGAGTTTATTGATCGGTTACGGCCGAACGATATTCTAAATTCGCTGCTGTACACCGACTACGAAAACACCGGGACTTATCATTATATCGGTCTGGTTTCTCCAGCCGGGGCGTGGTGTGTCGTGCAAGTTGAGATATCCACAAAACAAGCGCTGTATTGTTTCGGCTCAACGGGATATTCCACCGCGTGGGGCGACCGGTACGTTCTGACATACGCCACCCCAGACCAATCATAAGGAGACAACATGGCGACAATTAACATTTTCAACGACTTTGCAGAGCAGTTGGCAAAGGGTGTTCACAACTTCGGCACGGACACCATCAAGCTATTTCTGTCTTCGACGGCTCCGACCGCCGACATGGACGAGGCGGCCGACCTGACCGGCCAAATCGCGTACACCAACGTCAGCGGCGGACAACCAACAGTAACGATTGCCGTGTCCGACGCGACGGATACCGTGCTTTCCAGTGACGCCGTTGTGATTACGGCGAC